TTATTTGTTATCAATTTTTCCGAAAAGTTTTTCGTAAGTTTTTTTGCGGTCTTTTGTGACTGCGATTTGGTTTAAATCAAGAGCAGAATCAAATCCGCCAAGATAACCTTGTGATGTATACTGATGAAGATCGTAGTCAAGATCTGTTTGTGGAGCGGCATCATAATAACCAGAGTCTGAACCGTAAGCAGGAATCCATACGGCATCAAATCCGTCAACAGAGATTTCTTGCTCGGTCATGAAGTAAGTACCAATGTAGATACCAACTTTGTCAGCTCCGAGTCGTTTTAATTCGCTCAAGAATGCCTGAACACCTTTGTTCATGTCTGACATAGTCGCTTCCTCAACGTCAATCCAATAGAAAGTTGGTTTGTATGGCGAAGCATTTTCATAGAAAGTTTTCGCTTCGTTCTTCATTTCTTTGACGCTTTTTCCGAGGGCGTAACTATAAACAGCTACAGGGACATCTCGTTTTTGAAATTCTTTGATATGTGTCTTAAATGATTTATCGATACCAGTCGTGTAGGCGGCGTTGCTATCTTTGCTAATTTGTGACCCTCCATAGACACGAACGATAGCGCCAGAAATATTTTGAGATAAAGTGTCATAGTCAATTTCATTTGGCAGTTGCCATCCTGAAACATCGATAATCGGATTAAGAACAAATTCTTCATCAGTTTCTGAAGTTGATGTAGTGGTAGTTGTCGTGCTTGAGCTACTCAACGTTGGAATAGAAACCTTAGCCAAAGCCAGTTGTTGCTTTCGTAAGCTATCATAGTGAGTTCTACCAATCACGAGAAGTAGCCCAAACAGGGCAAAGAAAACTACAACAACAATTGGTTTTAATCGTCTTCTCATTAGTCATATTTTAGCGTAAAAAGATGCAAAAATCAAAACAATGTTGTTTTTGTAATAAATTTGTCATATTTTTTAATCGCCTATCTATGGACAAGATAGGCGGATAATGTTAATAGATTGACCTTGTCTTGATTAGTTATTTGCAAGAAGTTTTTCCAATTCTGTAACGATTGTTTCAGGCTCTGCTTTTGCTGAGAAACGTTTAACGACATTTCCGTTTCGGTCAACTAAGAATTTTGCAAAGTTCCATTCAATGCGTTTGCCAAGAGGGCCTTTAGCTTCTCCTTTTAACCAATCATAAAGTGGATCAGCATCTTTTCCGTTGACTTTGATTTTAGCAAAACGAGGGAAAGTTGTTTGGTAATTCAAAGTACAGAAAGTGTTGATTTCATCAGCTGTTCCAGGAGCTTGGTTCATGAATTGAATCAATGGCACTAAAATCCTCTAAAAATCAAAAATAATTTTGATATCCTCTTTTGTGACATCAACTTTTTTTATTAACGTTTTAGCGAGATTCCGTTGCTCTTCATAAGTCATCTTATCTATGTCTTTTACAGATAGATTCTTCCTAACATTCTCCGCTTTCAATTTTAAAATACTGTTTTCGTCTTTTTTTAACTGAACTTCAAGAATGTTTTTTTCGCTTTTGAGTTTGTCGGCTTTGCTTTTTAAATCTTCGATAGTTATCAAATCATTTAAGTAAAGGTCGTTAAGCTTGGTTATTTGCTTATCTATTTTTTTGATTTGGGATTCTATTTTTTTGGTATCTACCTTTGTTTCTTCGGGTTGCTTTAAATATTTATTTAATTCATCAGGGTTCTCTTGTAATTTTTTGATTTCGTTGATTACATACCCTTCCACGTCCTCTTTCAAGTATCTTCCGGATTGCGTACATTGTTCGTTATTGTTGTATACAGTTAAATAGCTGTGTTTTCTTTTCCATCGGTTATGACAGTCGTAAGCCATTAAACGAGTACCATCTTTTCGAACGGGCCCTTTTCTCATTTTTAAAGGAGCACCGCAGTAGCCGCAGCGAATCATTCCAGATAACATATATTTCGCTTGAAACGGTCTAGGATTATTTTTATTTTGTTTGGTCTGTTGTTGACGCTTTTTAAATTCAGCTTGAGCTAACTCAAAAGTCTCTTTATCTATGATTGCTTCATGTAACCCTTCATAGATTTCGCCTTTGAACTCTGTGACTCCAGTATATACAATTGACGTCAAAATATGACTGATACGTTTGTAAGCCCACGGTTTGTCTCTTGTTATGTGTCCTTCGTTGTTTAAGCCATCTTTTATCCTAGAGATAGATTTTCCGGAAAGATATTCTTTGTAAATCCTCTTTACGATTAAAGCTTCAGAAGGGACGACGTCCATGCTTTGAGTTTCTTTATTGTATCTGTAGCCGTAAGAAGTCAGATTCCACATCATAGACTTCCCTGATTTAGCTCGGCCATATCTTCCCATTTGCATACGCTCTTTGATTTGTTCGCGCTCAAACTCAGCGATGGCCGATAACAAAGTCAAAAAGAGATTTCCCATAGCGGTTGAAGTGTCTATATTTTCTTGTAATGAAACGAAACCGATATTATTCTCGTTAAAGATATCCCTGACTAAAAATAAAGTATCTTGAACGCTTCGAGAAAGCCTATCTAGTTTGTAAACTAAAACAGTGTCAAATTTGCCCGTTTTCGCGTCTGTGATAAGCTTTTGCATAGCAGGACGGTCTATTTTACCACCGCTAAAACCGGCGTCAGTATAGACGTTGTAAATGGCCCAATTCATCGCCTCGCAGTATTTTGTTAAGGCGTCTTGCTGTTGGCCGATAGAATAACCTTCGATAGCTTGGTGTAATGATGACACACGGACATAGATTGCTACTTTCTTTGGTTGCATTGATTTATACCTCATTTCTTGTTAAAATGGGTATAAGAAAAAGGCCCATTTAATGGCTGTTTTCTTATACATACTTATTCGCTTCATGCTCTCTAGTTTGGCGACTCAGAGCGTGAGGCTTTTTTGTTTATTTAAACAATTTTAAAATGTCAGATAGACCAAATGTAGTCTTATGATAAACCTTGTTATAAGCTGCTTTCTTTGGATTCTTTACCCAGCCCATGCCTTTTTTACCATAGCCGGGGATAACGGCTTTTTTAGCTTGTCTTTTCCATTTAGCAGTAGTACGAGCTTTCAAACTCTTCTTTAAACTTGGTTTTCTAAATCCAACTTTCATAGTTTAACCTCTGACGATTATTTTTTAGTTTCAAAGACATTGCTACAATTTAAGCAATGCCATTGTTTTTTGCCTTTTTTACCAGCAAAACCAGCGACAGCACCGACACCACCAGATAATACAGCGCCACCAAGTGCTTTACCGACTGAAAATCCTTTTTTATCTTGTTGCATAAATTGCACATTTTTCGAACCGCATTTAGGACATTTGATAGCGTTCTTTTCAATTTTTGCTGCTTTTTTAATAGCTGCAACTTCTTGAGTTGATTTTGCGCTGTTAGATATAACTTGAGACCATTTGCGATTTTGAATTTCCGCCGCTTTTTCAGGATTGTTCTTAGCAGCTAGAAATTCCCCAAAACTTTTTGATTTCATCAAAGTTTTAAAACCTACTTTAACAGGTTCGGCTGGTTCGCTTTGAATAGCAGTTTCGACCATTTCAGTGTTTTTTACTTCATCTTTTTCAGGCTCTTTTACTGATTCAAAGTCAACAACCTTTTCTTTTGTAGTTACAAGAGAGTAACCACATTCCGGACAGAATTTCATACCTTCTACGTGCGTTCCGCATTCCGGACAAAACTTCATCTTCATAGCTCCTTTATTTCAGCTTTTAACGTGATTCAGGATTTGCACGATTGATTAGCGTTCTCTGTAGATATCAACAACTTCGCCGATTGTACGAATATCGTTTTCTTCGGAAAGTTGAATATCATCATAATCTTTGTTAAGCGACTCTAAGCGGTCGCTTTTTAGTTTCTTGACGTAGTTCTCACCGTCAACTTTAAAAATACCGATTTTGTTTAAGTCAACTTGATTTTTCAATTTAATAAAAAGAAAATCGCCATTTTTAATTTTAGGCTCCATCGAATGACCGACGACAATTGCGATAGTGTCATATTCGCTTTCGTCCGGGATTTCGTCCTCGTAGAAATCTACCATAGTGTCGTAGTCATCTTCTTGCCAGTAGCCAGTACCAGCCGAAACCTTTCCGGGAGCAGGCAAGCTCACACGCTTTCTAGTTTCGTATTCGGCACGTTTTTCGCAAATATCAATGACTTTACCGTTTTCCTCTGCCAAAAGCTTCTCGGAAACCTGTACAAGCTTATCCTTGCGATTGTCGTTTAACTTATTATAGTTAGACAGTAGAATCGCTTGACGAGGGTCAAAGTTGATTTTAGATGAAATGTTGCTTTTTTCAGATTTATCTTCGATTAAGTCAGACTTATTTACATTGAAGTAGTTTGCCAAAAGTTCTATTTTACCAATCCTTGGATAGGTAATACCTTTCAACCAATCTCTAACAGTAGTATATTTTAAATCTAAATCAGAACAAAGGGTATTTCTATCAATTCCCTTTTTATTCATATAGTAAGCGAGGTTTTTTGAAAAAATTTCTTTATTTTTGACGCTTTTTTGGGTCATATGCTTACCTCCTTGCCTAGTATTTTACGTTAAAAACGCAAAAAAGTAAATAAGAAAAATAAAAAAATGCGGAAAAAACGCAAAAAGTTCTTGACATTGCGGTTTAACCGCAGTATAATAAACTCGTAAGGTTGAGAAAGGCCTTAACAAAGCAAAGGGGGTGAGCGTATGAGACCCAAACGCTATCCGTATTGCGGAAATAAAAAACAAGCTGAATTGAATCAGCTTGCGGATAGAATGTTAACTGCTGAAGTTCAAATAAATCAGCTGGCGAGAGTTGTTTATCGAACTTCAAGTCCGTCTGGTGTTTCAGAAACTTCATAACCAGCAAGTTTACATTCGTCAATAATTTCTTGCTTATCCATAATGTATTCAGCAGGATTTACGACAGCCCATTGAAATTGAGGGTCCTTGAATGTTCGTTGTAAATGTTCATCTAAATCTTCCCAAGTTTTCGTTGGAACTTTGCTAGTTGGTTTTGGTGTAAGTTTTCCCATTTTTTCTCCTTTCATTAAAGATATTCACAAAACTATTATATAAAGTCTTTTAAGATTTTAAATCAGTCTAAAGACCGAAAGGGGCAGCAATGAGAGAGGATTTAATCATCGAGGTAGCTGACAAGATTATCGAATCAAGCGAAACTTACGGAGAAGCGTTGAAATTATGCAAACGAGTAGAGCACGAAATCGAATTGCGTGCCTACGAACAAAAAATAGAAAGGAGCAGGATATGCAAAAAATGACGTTGAAAATGCTACGTGTAGCAAACGGGTTGAATCAAAAACAAGCAGCGGAATTGGTCGGTGTTTCAACTGATACTTGGGGTCATTGGGAACGTTGCCAAACAGAACCAACTATCAGCATGGCTTACCACATTGCCAATAAATTCAATATGAATTTAGATGATATTATTTTTTTACCTAAGATTGCGGTTTAACCGCAAAAAGAAGAGAGGTGTCTATGAACGAAATTTTTAAATTTCACGGGCAAGATGTCCGAACAGTAACAATCAATGGCGAGCCTTACTTTGTTGGTAAAGATGTGGCAAAAATACTTGGATACAGGAAACCTGAAAACGCTATATCTAACCATGTAGATGATGAGGACAAAACCACTACCCTGATTCAAGGGACTGGTTCAAATTATAAATCTAAGTCAGTCATTATTAGCGAGTCGGGTGTTTACAATTTGATTTTTGGCGCTGCTAAACAGAGTACCAATGCTGAAATTAAAAAGAAAGCGAAAGAGTTTAAACGTTGGGTTACATCAGAAGTCTTACCAACCATTCGAAAGAACGGTATGTATGCAACTGATGAGTTGCTAGATAACCCGGATTTTGCTATTGCAACTTTGCAAAAACTCAAAGAAGAACGAGAAGCCAAAAAGTTACTTGAAGCAACAATTGAAGAACAAAAGCCAAAAGTTATCTTTGCTAACGCAGTCAGCGCAAGTCATACGTCTATTTTAGTCGGTGAATTTGCTAAGCTTATGCGCCAAAACGGCGTCAACTTAGGTCAGAATCGTATGTTTGCATGGTTGCGAGAAAACGGCTATTTAATCAACCGAAGAGGCAGCGATAAGAATATGCCGACTCAAAAATCAATGGAACTCGGTCTGTTTGAAATCAAAGAAACGACTATCAATCATTCAGATGGTCATATCAGCATTAACAAGACGCCTAAAATTACAGGTAAAGGGCAATTGTATTTCGCTGATAAGTTGCTGAATGTTGACGACAACAAGAAACTTAGCTAACTAACTGTTTTCAGGCTGGTTGATACGGCTCTAGTAGGTGATTACTCATAAATATCAATTTGACTATGTTTGATTTTCCTTTACCAATATAGATTTTTTAATCATTTACACGATAGTATCTCCTATTTATTTTTAACCGGCTGAAAAGTGCCTACTAGGGCCATACCAGCCAGTCTGAGAGCATAAAAAAGCCCTTGACTAAGGGCAATTAGTCAGGGGCAAACATAAACATTACAAAGGTATTTTAACATGAAACGAAAAAAAGAACAATGGAAACCTAAAGTTACTTGTTATCGTGAAGTAACTGAGAACAATGAAACGAAGCTGGTTGAATTTGACCCAGCAGACTACACAATCCCGGCGGGTCATCTAGTTTACAGAACTCTTATGATGATTAATGAAAATCGATTAGAGGAGCGAACAGCATGACATACATAATTATCACAACAATCATTTTAGCATTAACAGAAATCACTATCTTGCCATTTATTGGCCGCTACACAGACGATAAGGAGCAATAACATAATGAAATTTTTCGGTAAAATTCACGACTTCTTCTTTCCTGAAAACGAAGAGGTTGAAGCAAAAGATTTTGTAAGATTCCCAAACGAAGCAGACCGCTATAGAGAAATCGCTGCTAAGCTAAATCAGCAATTAATTTTAACTAATAGAATGTGTAAAGACTTAAATCAAAGGGTTTTTGATTTAGAGAAAGAAAATCAGTGTTTGCGTGAAATGTTAGCAGAGGTTAAAAAATGAAACGAGAAAATTTTGAACTTGAAGAAGACCATTGTTATGCCGTTGAGTGTGAAGATTGTGGCTATGTAGATGATGATTTCCACTTTACCGAAGAGAACATGGAGTGGGAATTAGGCGATTATCGTTGTCAAAATTGCGGCGGGGACGTATTAATTATGACAATTCACGAGGGCGAAGAGTGCTCAAATTGCGGTCATACATTCGACATGTGGGAAGACGCATATCGAGATGATTTTGAAGACGCTTTAATTTGTGAAGATTGCTATTTTGAATTAGACGAAGAGGACGATTGATTGGCAAAGACAAATAGACGGTATTATTGGATTCAGCTTGCTCAGGATTTCTTTAAATCAAAAGAGATGAAGCTTTTGCGTAAAATGCCCGGTGGCGACACGTACACTATAATCTATCTCAAATTAATGCTAATCAGTCTTGAAGATAACGGAAAAATCTTTTATGAAGGTCTTGCTCAAGATTTAGCTGAAGAGATGGCTTTACTTATCGATGAAGATACAGAAGCTGTCAGAATGACTTTAATTTTTTTGAGCAAAAAAGGACTTTTGACCAAAAACAACAACTTTGAATTTTTCCTTGAACAAGTTCCTGAGATGGTAGGCTCAGAAACCGCTAGCACAAGGCGTTCTCGTAAACACAGAGAACAAAAGGCGTTGCATTGCAACACCAATGCAACAAAGTGCAACGGAGAGATAGAGATAGATATAGAGAAAGATATAGATACAGAGGAAGAGGAAAAGAAAGACGATTCCGCCAGCTCCTCTTCCAATTCTCAAAATTTAAAATATTTCTTTGACAAATGGCAAGAAATTACAGGTAGAGCTTTAACACCTTTTGAAATCGAAGATATTCCAAAATTACACAAAGAAGATGGATTTAGCATTGACTTAATGCTTACAGCTTTGAAAGAAGCAGCTAACTCTACTAGCAATTTTAACTTTAATTATTTCAAATCTATCTTAATGCGTTACAAGCGCCAAGGACTTTTGACCCCTGAGATGGTAGCAGGAGCTGAAAAGCAAAGGCAAGAGGCTAAAGATAAGCAATATTTCAAACAGCAGCCGGCTAAAAGCAACGTTCCTGAGTGGGTAGATGAAGAATACAAACACGAAGCAACAGCGGACGAGCAAGCTAAGCTTGACGCGCTGAAAGCAGCATTTTTAGAGGAGTAAACATGAACGTAAAACAAACAATTTTAGAAGAACACAAAACACTTGAACGAGTTAAAGGACTTAGAGATGAGCTAAAGCACGTCGTCGCCGTCGCAAAAATTGGCGATATATTGGGCGAAATCAACTTTAACGAAGCTGAAAAAGGAATGGTTGACGGGTTCTTGTTACTGTCTGAGGTTTTAGAAGACGTCTTGAACGGAGCAGAGGCACAAGAAGCATTCGAGAATAAATTGAAAGAGTTAGGAATGAAACCTGACGAGGATAAAGACTAATGAAAATCGAACTATTACACGTCGTCAATGGTTATCGCAAGTTTCATCTTGGATTCTTTGATGACGGTCAGGAAGCAGTCGAAGCACTAAAACGTGATGTAGCTATCAATTCGGCGATTCATGAGCCTAGATTCCGTAAAACGATGAGCGACGACGGTATTCGAATTGACTACGGCGCTAAGACTTGTTACTACTTGCTGCAAGCTAGAAAGGTCAGCTAATGCAACATGGATTATTTGGCGATTTTGATTACGATAATTGGTTAAGCACGTATGAGGACCACGAAGAAGTATTTCAGGGTGATGAAGACGAGGCTTATGACCGCTGGAAAGACGACCAGCTAGAAGATTGGTAAAGAGGAGAAAAAATGACAACAGAATTAACACAACGACAAATTACGTCAAGCGTAGCTAACCGAATCGAAGAAATGAAAGGCGAAGGCTTGCTAGTAGCGCCAAATTACAGTGTAAGTAATGCTCTAAGCTCTGCTTATTACGCTTTGACGAATTCAAATAGCGGCAATTTGCTAGGAAAATGTACGCAAGACAGTATTTACAATGCTTTGCTTGACATGGTAACGCAAGGCCTAAGCCCAGCTAAAACACAATGCTATTTCATTCCTTACGGAAACAAGGTCAAGCTAATGCGTTCATATTTTGGAACGATGAAAGTCGTTAAACAGCTTCCTGAAGTTAAAGACATTTACGCCGAAGTCATCTACGAAGGTGATAATGTTGAAATTAAAAACGTTGAAGGCCGTAAGGTGCTGGTTAAACACGATACTAATTGGCTAAATCAAGATAATCCAATTATTGGTGCTTACTGTATTATCGAAAAAGTTGATGGTGAGAAGATTTTGACAATCATGACCAAGAAAGAAATCGATAAAGCTTGGGGGCAATCAAAAAATAAAACCGTCCAAAACAATTTCCCGCAAGAAATGGCAAAACGTACTGTAATCAATCGTGCTGCTAAACAGTTCTTTAACACAAGTGACGATAACGACTTATTTATTGACGCGGTCAATCGAACTACAGCGAACGAATATGATGACGAACGAAATGTCAAAGACATAACGCCAGAACAAGACGACAGTGAAAGCATTGACAGTTTCCTTGGCGAACCATTGCCAGAACCTGCTGACGAAGAAGCAAAACAGCCTAAAGATGTGACACCGTCCGAAGACACCGCTCAGGAGCTCACAGAAGCCCCAGAACCGGCCCAAATGCCAGAACCCGAAGAATTACATGAACCGGAACAAACAGAGCTATTTGAGCAACTAGGAGACCTATATGACTAAGCTAACAGATGAGAACTATTATCAAGACAAAAAATACTTGTCTAATTCACGCTTTAAACAATACATGCAATGTCAAGCTAAAGCTTACGCCGTTGATAACGGTGAATGGATAGAAGACCGAGATGAGACCGCTCTTTTGGTCGGCAATTACGTACATAGCTACTTTGAATCTGAAGAGGTTCACGACGCTTTCGTTGAAGCCAATAAAGCGAAAATCATTGCTAAAACAGGCAAGAACAAGGGCAATCTGAAAGCTGATTTCGTGGTCGGTGAAAAAATGATTAACGCCTTGAAAGATGACGACAACTTTAATCGTCTATATCACGGCTATCCAAGTGATGACGTCAAAAAAGAAATGATTGTGACCGGTGAAATTGAAGGGGTACCAATCAAGGGTAAACTTGACAGCATTAACCTATCTCGTGGCTACTTTGTCGACCTGAAAACAATGAGGTCAATTTACAACGAAGAGTGGAACGCAGATTTACATAAGAAAGTGCCGGCAGCGGTCAACAATATCTTGAATTTTGGGTATAACGGACAGTTAGCTCTCTATCGTGAATTGCTAAAACAGATGTCGGGCCAAGAATTTAGACCGCTTATCGTAGCCGTATCAAAAGAAAACGTTCCTGACAAGGAATTTATCAAAGTTGATGAAAATTGGCTTGAAGAGGGTCTTGACTATATCAAAGACAATGTCAAAGAAGTCTGGGACGTTATTCAAGGTAAGCAAAAACCTAAAAAATGTGGTCATTGTGACTATTGTAAGGCTCAAAAGAAACTTTCTAAACTTATTAGCTTAAATGACATGATAGGAGATTAAAAACATGCAAATGGAACACGTTACAGATAGCGTCACTATCTACTCGGACGGAACTAACTTACAGGTCATTCATGACCTCGGTCCGGAATTCGTTTTAGATTTCGAACTTGAAAAGGAACCAGCTTTCAACATTGATGATTTAGGTAAGACAGACTACACTTATCGCCTAAAACCATTCTTTAGTGTTTCTGGATTCTGCTCAAAGGGTGAAGATGACCTTCATCGATTGCGTTGGGCAATTTTACAATTTCAGGAATTTGAGCAATATTTAGCAGATAATCAAGCGGAGCTGCTTGAATGGTATTTTAACCCAAAAGGGGAAACAGAATGATTGAATTTCTTAGAGAAGCAGGAATGGCCTTCCTTTGGTTGCTCTTAGGTTACCTTATCGGAGAACGTCAAAGTAAGAAATAATTATTAAATACGTGCCGGGATTCACGATAAAAGCGAACTAGAAAGACGTGCCGATTTTAACGAGACGGCAATGCAAAGAATTTCAGCGGGCGCAAGCCATACTCACACGATTTTAAAAGTGCCCGCTTTTATTTTTGAGGAGAAAAAATGAAAGAAGACCTTATCAAATTGACGCAAGAGGATTTTGAAACTTACGCAAAACATAAAATTTCAGAGCACCTTGAATTAGAACCACATGATGTTTACATGGTTTGGTTTAACTACACACTTGGGAATGCTAAAGGAATGTTTAGCTTTGACAGCGAGAAAGCTTACCCAATGAGCAATCCAAATTCGAAACTTCCGGATTATGTTGAAGTGACTTATAACAGCGAAAAGCATGAATTTTATTTTGATTGGTACACGAAAGAACGCCAAGAAGTCACTCACGTCGCTTTTGAGATTCCGGGGCTTACTGATGAAATTTGAGTTTATTTTATCGAATACCAAAAAGCAAAAACAGATGTTAAACGCCAATGACCGTCCCCATTGGACGCAAAAGGCCAAAATCACCGCATTTTTACGTGATACAGCCGCTAGAGCAGGTCGGCAATGTAATTGTCCCCCCTACTCAAAAAAGCGCCCCTGCGGCCTCGTAGTGACGATTTACGCCCCTACTAAAAGACGACTTGACCCACCTAATTTTTATCCGACCGTCAAAGCACTCGTTGATGGATTGACAGACGCCGGAATCTGGACGGACGACAACTCGGAAGTTATTAAATTTATGACGTTTAAACGAGGTGGACCAAGCGAAATACCCGGAAAATATAGGGTTAGATTGGAAATAAAGGAATTATTATGACAAAAAAACACATTGTAAGGGAATACAGCCCCAAGCTTAGAACAGCGACCTGTTTCGCAACAACCAAGGATTTTAAAGAAACAGAGTTTAAAACCAAAAAACAAGCTCTTAAATATTTAGAAAAGGCTCGTAAGGAGCCCGGACAAACAGAATACTATGAGGTGGTAAGTTGAAAGCTGAAAGATACATGTTTTTAAGTATGTTGTTATCGTTTACAATCATCGTCACAGTCGTCTTTTTTACGATTGAGCTAGGAATGCAAAAGACTGTTTATAACAACAAAATTACTGAGCTGAAACTTGAAAATATCAAGCAAAAATATGAAATCAAGCGGTTAGAGGACAATCAAACGATTGTTTATCACGCTGATAATTACGGGGGAGAGTACGATTATGAAAGTACGGTTCACGCTAACAAACAATAAGCCTTTGACGACGTGTGTTAGTAAAAGCACGTATGATTATATATACAATCGTTGGAAAGCTGGTCAGGACGTTGAATTGGGCCACAAACGAAGCATTTTAAACAGTGAAATCAAAAAAATCGAGGTATTGGAAAATGGATAAATGGTACACAGTGTACGCAAGTAAAACAGACCGCCCAGAGCTCGGTTATCGCTTACTTGCTCCTTCTAAAGACGTTGCTTTAGATATTGTTTCAAAAGACCCCCGAGTCAAAGAGTGGGAGTTAACTAATATTTGGGTAGAAAATGAGGAAACACGATGAAAAATAGAAAAATAGCAGTTTTAGCAGGTGCAGCGCTCATGACAATTGGTTTAGCTACGTTGTCAGGTTGCTCTTCAGAATCGGATAAAGTCTCTTACAACATTAGTAAGGAAGCGGATAATTTTAATGTTCGCAGACGTGTAGCAGTTATCAATACACGTACTGACAAGATTGAATTCAAGGTCGAAGGTCTTATCTCGGTTGACACGTCAAACAGCAAGAAATTGGTCGTGATTGCTGAAGTATCAAAAGGAAAATACAGGAAGCATTTAATCAACATGACCAAAAACAACATGTACGTCGTCGAAGATTTAACAGACGGAACCAAAGTCAATAAATACAAGTATGAAGTTGAGTACATGCCTGAAAGCATTCTTCCTGTAACGATTACAGATAATGAGTGAGGTACTGACAAATGAAAAATAAAGTCCTAATAATGCTAGTCGGCCTAGTGTTGACCGTAATTGGGCTTGTTGGGTGTTCAGAAAGCGGAAATGCGTCTAGTCATAGCACGTACGCTTACATACCAACCGATAAGCAGAATTGTGGTTGGGAGCGTGTAGAGGTCAAAGACTATGATTGCTACGGAGACGAAGGGATTTGGATTCAAACAACAGATGGGCGAACTATTAAAGGCTGCAATATTACAATTGTGAAGGAGTAGAAATGAACATTAAACAGCTAATGATTAAAGGCTTTAAAATCACAAAGCAGCAAGTTCCAAGCTACGCTGATGAAGAAAAATGGCACGAAGCTTGTGACAAAGCAATCAAACTTATCGAACAGCTTAAAGAACCTGACGAGGCTAAGATGAATCTGGAAGAGTTGGAGCGAGCGAATACGCTTGTCCAAGACATCAAAATTTTAGAAACATTGTCTAAAAGCGAAATTGAGTATTTGAGAGTGAGATACCCAGACAGTAGATATGATAGTGTTTTCATGAAAGATGAACTCAAAGAAAAAATTCAGAAGGTATTTGAAGATTACGCTGATGAATTAAAAGCAGAGTTGAAAGGTTTGGGAGTTGATTATGAATATACAAGAAGTAATTAGAAAAATGTATGAAGAGGGATTAAATTGCAAACCACTTAAATGTGCTAGTCAATATGACAAAGGCTATGGTAATGGGATTGCCTTTGCTATAAATTTGCTTGACAAACTTGACGAACCAGAGAAACCAGTGCTGACTAAAAAGGAAGCAGAATGGGTTGATAGACTTACTGATTTTTACAGTTTGCCAGATGCTTTGTATTACATTACTCGCTGTGGTTATGGATACTTATTTGTTTTTGAAATGGCTAAGAAAACATATGAACTACCAGTTGATAGTGGTGCAACCTATGGTGAATTCTGTAAGCTTAAAGAACGTCTTGTGAACGCTGTGATTTACGGCTATGAAGTTAAGAAAGAAAAGCTTTATACAGTGTCGCTCAAGAAAAGCGGAATTGGTATAGGAGTACAGCAGCAGGACGGCTCTTTTAAAGAGCGATTTGCTAAAGAAGAGTTAAAAGAGTATGGTTTTGATAATTTAGATGAGTATGAAGTTGAAGAGGTGGAAGGATGAGACTTAAGATTAAAGTCATCACAAAAGATGAAGAATTATTCTTTGAAGTCGCTCCTGCTATTTATGAAATTTTTAAATGGCATTGGGAACATAATAGAGATTTTAAAATAGCTAATCGTGTGATGAAATCAGATGAAATTTTGTCTATTGAACTAATGGAAATTGAGGTTGTAGAATGATGAATCTTAAAAGAGTGTTCTGTGCAGATTGCTATCAATGGAAGAAACGAAAGGATTTAGTTGAAACACAATATTCAGATAAAGCGCTGTTTTGCGCTGAATGTGGAGAGGTTTTAATACGATTGAAAGGCTATGAAGCGGAAGAGGCGGAAGGAGTGAAACTTTTTGTAATTAATGGCTTTAAAGATGGTGGCTTTGTATTCTCTTTCAGCGTCAGCGCTATTAACTCTTGCGAAGCCATGAAGCTGATAAGCAATGATGAATTAATTCGCGACATGGAATTTGACAGATTGGTCATTAAGGAGTTGACAGAATGATTAAAAAGTATATTAAAACAACACCTATTGAGGCTATCCAAGTAACTGAGGGAAATCATGAGGAAGTAAGAGAGTTTGCAAATAATCAACCAGTAATTTTTGGTAATAAAATTAATTATCATGATATTGAAACACTAGAAGGAACTATGTTTTTCGAAGATGGTGATTATCTCATTAAGAACCAAACTGGTGAATGCTATGTCTGTAAAAAAGAAATTTTTGAAAAAACATATAAAGAGGTTAAATAAATGGAAGCTTACAAAGAACGAATGGTAAATGAATACTGGGAACTAATGGAACGTTCAAGTAAACTAGGCTCTGCAATAGTTCAAAAATCACAGGATGAGCTAAATTGCCCTGTGGAATTGTTAAAAGCACAGTATAGTGCAATGGAAACTTATCGTAACATTCTACGAGTACGTGCTGAAATTGAGGGCATTGAGCTATGACTTAAACTGTTAAGTACATCGGATTTAAGGAAGAACAACAAAAAAGCCAAGTCGCAATCAGCTCCTTAGCAAACGTTCTCATTATTACTATTATAGCATAAGGAGATTGAGAAAATGCGACTTTTTCAGGACATAGATAAGGTTTTAACAAAACGCAACGCTTACGAGGTGCTTTCTCTTTATCGTCGTTATTCTCGTATGGCTGGCGAAGAGTATACACCTAAAATTACAGCGACTTACTCGCTAGAACCTAAAGCGTCAGGATTTAGCAATAGCAAACAAACGGAAATCCAAGTAACTAGACGTGTGGCGGCTTGGGACGAAATGCAAGCAATTACGAAAGCAATCAACCGCATTATTGACCCGTTCGTAAGACAAATTTTGATTGAGAAATACTGTAAGTGGCAAATCAAATCAGATTGCGAAATTTATATGGAGCTAGGCTACTCTGAAAGCGAGTTTTACCGCATGCTTGAGCGCGGAGCGGTCGAGTTTGCGGAATGTTATCGAGGCGGAGAATTGTTGGTCTTTCGAATTGGGAGAGAAGAGCAAGAAAATAGCTGGGATAACAACGTTTCTGAGTGTTAAAATCATATTATAGAAAAAAATAGCATAGAGCGCGACATTGTCACCTGTGTTAAAGCGGTCGCGCCGCAACATATGGGAGCTTGCCGTAATGCGAAAGCTAGCAGCACCGTACGTTGGTAGGGATATAGCAAAGGGGTGAATGCGACAGACTTTTAATCTGTAGGCGTAGGTTCGAATCCTACTTTCCCTGTTTCGGTCACACGTTCGTGTGGCTTTTTTATTTTATTTGATTGAGAGGTGATGGAAAATCGCTAAAATGACCATAAAACAGCAACGTTTTGCCGACGAGTACATCATTTCGGCAAATGCAACGCAAGCAGCTATTAAAGCGGGTTACAGCCAAAAATATGCGAATACGAATGCAAGTAAGCTACTACATAATACTACAATCAAATCTTATATAGATGAGCGCTTGGCTGACTTGCAATCGAAAAAGGTCGCAGACCAGCAGGAAGTCCTTGAGTATTTGACGTCGGTCATGAGAGGCAAAGAAACCGAGCAGACCATTATTGGCGTCGGTGATTTTGGCCAAGAATTAACTGACATCGAAGTTAGTGCTAAAGACCGTATCAAAGCCGCAGAACTCCTCGGAAAACGCTATAGAATGTGGACCGACAAGCAAGAAGTTGAGGTGCAAGGAACGGTGGTGTTCGCTAATGAAGACGACATCGCAGACTAACGACGTTATCGTTGACCTTCCTAAAATGGTTGGTGGCGGATACGGGAAGTTTTGGCGTTCTAAGAACTTCTACAGAGTTGTCAAAGGTTCTCGTGGTTCGAAGAAGTCGAAAACGACAGCACTAAACTTTATCACAAGGCTTTTGAAATACCCGTGGGCTAACCTTTTGGTAGTTCGCAGGTATTCAAACACTAACAAACAATCAACTTATACAGATTTTAAATGGGCGTGCAATCAATTAAAGGTTGCGCACCTTTTTAAGTTTAACGAGTCTTTACCTGAAATCACGTTGAAGAAGACAGGCCAAAAGATTCTTTTTCGTGGTCTTGATGATGAATTAAAAATCACGTCTATCACTGTTGACGTTGGGATTTTATGCTGGGCTTGGTTTGAGGAGGCTTATCAAATCGAAACAGAAGATAAATTCAGTACAGTAGTCGAATCTATTCGTGGTAGCTTGGACGTTCCTGGATTTTTCAAACAAATTACAGTGACGTTTAATCCGTGGAATGAAAGGCACTGGCTGAAACGGGTCTTTTTTGATAAAGAGACACAACGAGCTGACACATTAGCTTTGACTACGACTTACAAGTGCAATGAGTGGCTAGACGAAGTCGATAGGCAACGCTACGAAGACTTGTACATCACTAATCCAAGGCGTGCTCGGATTGTTTGTGACGGTGAATGGGGCGTAGCTGAAGGACTTGTATTCGAGAATGTTAAGGTTGAAGACTTTGACAAAGACGAGCTGCTTAAAGACAAGAACAATAAACTGGCGCTTGGTCTTGACTTTGGTTTTACTCACGACCCAACAGCGCTTGTAGCTTGTCTGATTAATGACGAGACGAATCAAATACACATCTTTGACGAGGCTTATCAAGTTGGCTTAATCACTCGTGAGGTAGCAAATTTGATTACATCAAAAGGTTATCAAAAGACAACGATTATAGCCGATTCAGCAGAGCCTCGCTTAATTGAAGAACTTAAACAAGAGCACGGCTTGAGACGTGTGAAACCTAGCCGAAAAGGTAAAGATTCGATTATGGCAGGTATTTCGAAGCTGCAAGGTTACCAAATCATTGTTCACCCGGCTTGTACGCACATCATGGACGAGTTTTACAGCTATTGCTACCAGCAGGATAAAGAAGGTAACTGGTTGAATAAACCCGAAGATAAAAATAACCACTTGATGGACGCGCTTCGCTATGCTTTGCAATGTGTCGAAAGCAAGAACTGGCTATATTAAGGAGTATACAATGCTACAGACTGAAAATATTTCAACGCTTGGCGCTGAGATTAAGAGCTTAATCAACAGTGACCGAGCTAGCGCTTTGAAGCGGAAAATGAATGACGGAGTCAGATATTATGATTCGCAGCACGACATCTTGAAAACACGCTTATTCTACTTTGATAGCAACGGACAGCTAAGGGAAGAGGAATATCGAGCTAATACGAAGATTTCGCACGGTTTCTTTACTGAGCTCGTTGACCAGAAAGTTCAATATTTGCTTTCTAACCCGGTCGAGTTTGAAACGGAAAATTTAGAACTGCAAAATTATCTAGAACAATACATCGATGACGACTTTCAGCTTATGCTGCAAGAGCTTGTCGAAGGTGCTAGTCAGAAATCTTATGAGTATGCGTTCTGGAACGTTGACGAGAACGGCAAGGTCAAATTTAGAACTGCTGACGCACTCAAAACTATTCCGATTTACGACGAGAATCTGGCAATTGACCAGATGATTTACTACTACGATGACCAAATCACAATCAAGAACGGGGTCAAGAACGTGGTTCGTGCTCAGTTCTGGACGAAAGAACAAGTATTTTACTTTGTTTGCGTTGATGAAGGCAAAATGGAGCTAGACGAATCTATCAAGGTGAATCCGGCTTTCCATCAGCTCGCAAAAGACGAGAAAGGGACTTACTACGGTAAGGGCTATGGCCAAGTGCCATTTATCAAACTTGCTAATAACAAGCGTGAGAAAACCGATTTGGAGCCGATTAAAGACTTGATTGATGACTACGACTTGATGGCTTGTTCATTGTCTAATAACTTGATTGACTTCGACCACCCGATTTACATCGTCCGAGGCTTTGAAGGTGATAATCTAGACTCACTGGTTACCAATTTGAAGTCTAAGAAAACCGTTGGAGTCGGTGAAGGTGGCGGTATTGACGTTCAAACCGTTGATATTCCGGTCGAAGCTCGCAAGACTAAGCTAGCTATCGATAAAGAAGGTATCTATAAGTTTGGTATGGGATTTGATAGTTCTCAAACTGGCGACGGAAACATCACGAATATCGTGATTAAATCACGTTACAGCTTGCTTGACCTGAAATGTAATAAGACTGAGGTCCGATTGAGAGCGGTTATCAAGCAAATGCTTGACCTGATTATCCAAAATATCAATGAATTGAACGGAAAAGCGTTTGATTCGTCAGATATTGAAGTGATTATCACACGCTCAGTCATGGCTAACGAGACTGACAACGCGACAGTCGCTAAAACGGAAGCAGACACTAAGCAAGTCTTGATTAATAACGTCATGACAGCCGCTCCTCGTTTAGATGACCGTACAGTTTTAGAACTATTGGCCGAAATCTTAGAAGTTGACCCAGACGAAGTTGAGAAAGCGTTAGGTGAACAGGCTTACAAGTCTAATTTTAATCAAACGACAGAGGTAGACGATGGCGGAACTGAATCAATTCCAACAGGAAATAGAGAATCTGCTGGCGAAGGCGGACAAGAAGACTGATAAACAGCTATATGGTTTGTATGTTGACACAATTAAGGACCTTAAACAGGCTTTGCTGGTCGATTATCAACGCTATGAACAGCTATCGTCCACGGAAAAGCTAAAATTAAGCCGTATGACGAGCCTTTTAGAACAACTTGATAAATCAACCAAGGAACTAAAACAAGGGCTTAAAACGGAAATTAACGGCCATTTAGAGGATACGGGGAAAATAGCTTATAACGAGCTCTTTTACGAGTACGAATCTAAAAACACAGCTATCAATTTCACAATGCTAAAAAGTGAAGAACTGAAGACGATTATCGAGACGCCTGTAGCAAATTACAAGCTGTCTGAGCGTTTAAATGACGGTGTAGCTGAACGATTGAAGTCGAATATCAAGTCAGAGCTTACACGAGTGTTTTTGCTAGGCTACAGCTACAAGCAGACTGCTGCTAGGTTGGCAGAGCTTGGCTATAGTTCTTATCGTCGAGCCTTGAACATTACACGCACCGAAGCCGGTCGAGTTCAGGCAATCGCAAGACAGAAGTCGCAAATGGAAGCAATGAAACTGGGTATCGAGTTTGAAAAAGAATGGATTTCAACGCTTGATAATCGCACTCGTAGCGACCACGCTAAACTTGACGGTCAACGTGTCAAACCTAACGAAGACTTTGAAGTCAGCGGGCTTAAAGCAAAACAGCCCCACATGTTTGGGGTTGCTGCTGAAGATTGTAATTGCCGTTGCCGCACCGTTTCACGTTTGAAGAACGATAAAAAGGCGCTTTTAAGACGTGACAACAAGACGGGAGAGGTTTCTAAATGGAGAAACTACAACGAATGGTTAGCAAATAAAGACGGTTTTAAATCTTTTGAACAAATTATGGCAGAAGGCTATGAATCAGGGCGAAAAAACCGAATCGATAAGGCAAGAAAAGGAGCTGTTCAGGCAATCGAGAAAACGAATATGTCTACGGCTGTTGGTTTAGCAAATTACAATCAATTTCTTGATAAATTTGATACAATTAAAGATGAAAATATGCTAACTTTGTATTCAAAACTTGGTAGCAAGCTTGAATACAAGAGCTTAGGCGGAAAAAGAGCCTTTGCAAGAGGGAGCAGCGTTCAATTAACGCAAGGTTCCTTTGACGGATTTAAAACGAAAGACGGTACAGCTTACATGAAAAATCCGCTTTCTACCGTTTTTCACGAAAACGGTCACGCCCTTGATTATTTAGGGTTTGGCAAGCTAACTAAAGGCGAGCGAGTGGTTATCGGTCAACAGAAAACGCGTTTATCTGGAAAAACTTACACAATCGACATATACGGCACACACGCTTCTTCTTTACCGAAATATAACTTGAAAGAGACACTTCAAAATGATTTTTGGAGATATATTAACGGTGATTTGCGAATTATCAAAAAAGGCGAGCGGGTTCCGGCAGTAGAAAGAGCCGAAATCAGAAGAAAAAACCAAGAAAACATAAAAGAATTCGTGAAGGAAGTAGAAAAACTTGGAAAGAAAGTCCCTGATGTAATCCCGCCACTATCAGATATGTTTGAAGCTACAGGTTATCATTATGATTATCCTTTTGGCTGGGGACATGGCAAAAGATACTGGAAACGTCCGGGAACGGCAGAGACGGAGTTTTTTGCAGAAATTAGCGAGCTTTTAGCGACAAGCCCTGAAGCATACAACGAAATCAAACGAATGTTGCCGAACGCTGTAAAAGTTTATCATCAAATTGTAGAAGATATTTTGAAGGAGCTGTAATATGCTTTATTTTGAAAGTGACAAATTAAAAACAAGAGTAGTAGACGTCGAAGAGAAGTATTTCGAACATTTTCAAGAAGATTTTCCGATTTTTGAAGTGCTTTCAGAAATGCCAACGGCTGACGAAGTCGAAAAACTTGAGAAAAGCGTCGCTGATTGCATTAGCAACGATAAACCTTACCCAAAGTCAGATGATTATGCTGACAAACTTTATTAACTAGCACTATCTAAATGATGGTGCTTTTTTTATACCCAAAAAGTCGTAGAAATACGGCTTTTTTTGTTTTGCGCTCTTAGTCTAACGGAAAGACGTTGGTCTCCAAAACCAAAAATATGGGTTCGATTCCTATAGAGCGTGTTCGCCAAGACAAGGCGTTAAATTGTCAACATTATTCAAATTCTCGTGGTCGTCTCACGTAAAAATGACGTAGAAGGAGAAAAAATGAAACGTGAATTTCTACAGTCTCTAGAACTGTCTGAAGAAGTTATCAATCAAATTATGGCAGAGCATGGCAAAACTGTACAAGCTACGCAAGAAAAACTGTCCGCGGCAGAAGCTCAGCTTAACGAAGCCAATGCAACACTTGCCACTTTGAAGAAGAATAACAAGGACAACGAAGAGCTACAAAGCGAATTGAAGTCTTATAAAGAGCGAGTCGAAACGCTAGAACAGGAAGCAAAAGACAACGCTCGTAAACAGACAATCAAAGACGCTTTGACGGCTGCTAAAGGGACTGACGTTGATTATCTCATGTTTAAACTTGGTGACCTTGAAGTCGATGACGAAGGCAATGTGAAAGACCTTGAAAACAAAATCAAGGACCTGAAAGCAAGCCTTCCAACTTTCTTTGAGCAATCATCAGAACCGCCTAAAGAACCAGAAGGCTTCACTAAGCTTGGTGGCGCTAAATTAGGCGGTGGACAGCCACCAAAAGAAGCAACTCTTGAGTCAGTTCTTGCAAATCCTGAAATGAATCTGACTCAGTTCTTGCAGCAACAACAAAACAAATAAAAGGAGAGTTTTAAATGCCAAACGAAATTACAAAAGTTCTGGATACAATCACACCAGAAATTTACAACGCTTATATGCAGCAATACACTGCTCAAAAATCACTAATTGTTAACTCAGGAATTGCAATTGCTGATGAACGCGTCTCTAAAATGATTACAGCCGGAAACGTGCTTGTGAATATGCCGTTCTGGAACGACCTTGACGGGGAAGACGAAGTTCTTGATGATGACAAAGAACTTTCAACTGGCAAAATCACAGCAGGAAAAGATGTCGCGGCAGTTATGTATCGTGGTCGCGGTTGGGCTGCTAATGAATTAGCGGCAGTCGTTTCAGGTGGTGACCCATCACGAGCTATTCTTGCTCGAATCGGGGACTACTGGCTACGTCAAGAACAAAAAGTATTGTTGTCAGTACTTAAAGGTTTGTTTGCTGAAGGTGGAGCGCTTGCTTCTACTCACATGTTAGACATTGCGGCAAAACCAATTACAGCCAAAGAAGTACTTAACGCTAAACAACTTCTTGGAGATTCAGCCGATAAACTTAAAGTTATGGTTATGCACTCAGCAGTTTATACAAAATTGCAACAAGATAACTTGATTGTTTACATTCAACCAACTGACGCAACAATCAATATTCCAACATATCTTGGCTATCGTGTTATCGTTGATGACAGTAACGCACCAACTGACGACGTATACACTACATACTTAATTGCCGAAGGTGCTTTTGGTCGTAACAACGGAACACCAGCAGAACTTACAACGTTCGAAACTAACCGAAAAGCTGCTGCTGGCGTCGATGAAGTATTCACACGTCGCGCTTTTGTCTTCCACCCTTATGGTGTTAAATTCACCGATTCAACAGTAGCAGGCTTGACACCATCAAATGCAGAACTTGCCACAGCTAACAACTGGGAACGTGTTTACGAACCTAAAAATATCGGTATCGTGGCAATTCGTCACAAATTGTCTACTGAAACTGTTTAAGGAAGGTGATTTGAATGAAAAAACTTTATCTTGTCGTTGATTCGTTCATCGATTCGCAAGATGAAGGTGTTTTTTATCCTATCGGGGCTATCTATCCCCGTGAAGGGTATGAACCAGACGAAAAACGTGTCAAATCTTTCTTGAAAGGCGAAAACGCCAAAGGCTCAGTGCTTATCAAGGAGCTTATTCAGCTTCCGGCTAAAGACGTGGTTGAAACACCGCAAGAAGTAGCTGAAGAGCCTGAAAAAGAGCTTAATCGTGATGAAATCAAGGCAAAACTTGATGAATTGGGTGTAGATTACAAGAAAAATGCACGTACTGAAGTGCTAGCTGACTTGCTAGCTGAACAAGAAGGGGAGTAGTCAGCTACTCTCTTTAATTTTGGGGGTATGTATGATTATTTCGCTTGAAGACGCTCTTAAAATCGATAAAAATGCCACACAAGAGTATTGTGATGGTCTTGAAACGATGGTCAGGACGTCTACTAACAATAATTTCCAAAATATTCGCTTTAGGTGCTCTGGTTTGGTGCTTTCAGATAATGAAATCCGCGTCTCTAAAGGACGTCTGGACATTTTTAAAGTCGGTGACACCGTTGAAATAAACGACTCAAATTATAACGACGGCTTATATACCGTCTCAGAGGTCACTGACGACGTTTTAAAGATTAATGGACAATTTATCACGGAAGTGTCAACGCAGGCCATACTGACCAAAATAAGCTACCCAGCGGACGTCTTAGCTGGAGTTAAGAAATTAATTCAATACGATTCTAAAATGTCTGGAAAAATTGGGGTCAAATCGGAATCGATTAGTCGTCATTCGGTGACTTACTATGATGTGACCGCAGCAGAGAGTCAAGAAGGCTATCCGGCTACTTTACTAGGTTTCCTGAAGAAATATAAGAAATTGAGGTGGTCTTGATGTCTACTTTTACGATTTTAAAATATGATAAGACAGGTAGAAGAAACAGTTTAGGCCAAATCATTCACGACTTTCAGGAATCTAGCGTTTTTGACGGCTGGATTGACTTTTTGGGTGGCGAAGAAAGCAATAACCAAAACGCAATCACAGCAGATAGCACTCACATTATTATCACGTTCGAAACAAGCTTAGAAATCAGCATTTCGGACCGAATCCGATTTAAAAATAGAGATTACGAAGTGACATACGTCGATAATCCAATGGAGTTAGACGACCATCTTGAAATCTTTTTGAAGGCGGTGGGTTGATGTCTAGCGAATTTAAAGATAATTCAGCAGCAGTCAAGCATGAAATCGAGCTACAAGCTATTCGTGGCCTGATTCAAGCTTGTATGCTTGTTGAAGGTGTAGCTGTTGGTTTGGCGCCGGTAGATACTGGAGCCTTACGTGATAGCATTGACTATCGTGTTGACCGTGGTGAGCTCGTTGGATATGTCGGAACAAATTGCGAGTATGCAGTCTGGATTGAATTTGGTACTGGTGAATTTGCCGAGAAAGGCAATGGTCGAAAAGGTGGCTGGGTCTATACAGCTGCTGACGGCAAGACGTATTTTACTTACGGTCAAAGACCTGTTAAGTTCTTGCGTAATGCTTTCCGTCAAAACAAGTCACAGATTCAAGCAATTTTGGAAGATTGTCTTAGAAATTTAACTTAAAGAGGTCGAAATGAACGAAGTTATTGCCGCTGTATTGGCCCAATGTCAAAATGTCATCGCTGAAAGTTATTTCAGAAAGAACACAAGCCAACAAATCACTTATCCTTATCTAGTTTTTAGCTATGATAGTGATAATCGTGACAAGTACGCTGATGGTGCTTATCTGGACGTAACTATCTTTGATAATCAAGGCAGCAATGACGAACGAATTGAGACCAAAACAGCAGAATTAAAACAAGCATTGAGAAATTACTCTGAAATGCTTGATAGTTGTTACATTAGAGCACGTTTTGAGGGCGGAAACATGACTGACACAGGTTCGGACATGCTACAACGTCGAGACGTGCGTTTTTATTTGGTTATAGATTGGAGAAATTAATGGCAAAACAAGCTGTACGTAAAACAGGTTATACCAAGAACACGCCTAAGTCATACGTAGTAGACGCCGGCGCTGTTTACAAGGACCTTGAATGGAATGCAGAAACCAAAAAATGGGAAGGTGAGCTTTTAGGAGCTACTTCCGACGGTAACAAGGTCACTATCGAGAAAAACTATCGTGAAGTCGAAGTTGACGGAGTTAAAACTAAAGCCGTTGGTTTGAAGATTCTTGAATCTCAAAACGCAACACTTGAAACTAACGTCAAAGAGCTTACGGCCGAAAATATCGCTTTGGCCCTAGGTGCTGAAGTGACAAGCGGTGACGGTGTGTCAGCGCCAGAAAACTACAAGATTATCACAAGTAAAGGCACAGTCGAAACTAGTGACTATCTTAAAAATATCGCTCTCGTCGGTACAATTTCAGGGACTAAAGACCCGATTATTATTGTATTGGATAATGCACTATGCACGTCTGGTCTTGAAATGGAACTTAAAGATAACGATGAATCTGTAGTGGCGATGACATTTGAAGCGCACGCTGACGAAGACCAAGTAGAAGACTTGACGCTTCCGGCTCGTATCTACTACCCACAAGTTAGTCTTGAAGTTTAACATTATTTAGAGAGGATTTTGATTGATGACTGAAAATGTAACTGAACTACCAAAAGAAACAGCTCAAATGCGTGAGCTTAAAGGTGATGATATTTTTACTATGCTTGGTATTCTTGGCAAACTTGATTGTCAAGATGAAATCATGGCTTTGGTTGACGGTGCTTTTAACAATGCTGAAAAAGACCTTGAAAAACGAGGAACTAAAGTCGTTGCAGGCCTTGTCTTTGCAGTCATGAAAAATATCAATAAAGCAAAAGACGATATCAATGCTTTTCTTGCCGATTTGACTGGTAAAGAAGTTCGTGAAATCAATTCGCTTAGCATGATTGACTACACTAAATTATTAACCGCTTTCTTTAAGAAAGAGGAACTTAAAGATTTTTTCAAATCTATTGCGTCAGTGTTGAGCTAACAGAATTTAGGTTAAAAGATTTACTTTTTAAACGATACGCTAATCCAATGCTTGCCCTAGGGACTATGACCTTAGGGCAGACGTTGGATTTTTTAGTGTATTTGGTCAATGAAACTCAAAAAGAAGAGTTGAGAGATATCTGGTTGGCCAAAGATACCGAATTAAGTTTAGGCGAGTTCATCAACAAGAATCTTCATTCTAAAGGGCGTACAGATAAGAAACAATCTGTAGAGAAAGATAAGCAAGCAATCGCAATGGCTGAATTTATCTTAAATAACGACAAGAAAGGAGATGTAGATGGAACTATTTAGCTTATTCGGGAAAATTGGTATCAAGAACCAAGAAGCCAACAAGGCTATTGATGAAACGACCGGAAAAGCTGAAGGAGCTCATGGAAAACTAGGAAAAGTATTCGGTGGTATCGGAAAAGCTGCTGGTATAGCTGGTAAAGCTATCGGCGTTGGCCTTGCTGCTGGTGTGGCAGCGTTAGGGACTTTAGGAGTTGCAGCAACAAAGAACTATGCTGAATACGAACAGCTTACTGGTGGTGTAGAAACGCTTTTTGGGACCGGTGGTAAAAGTCTTGAAGAATACGCTCAAAGCGTCGGAAAAAGTGTTGATGACGCAGCAGAACAATTTAACAAGTTGCAATCGGCGCAAGACGCTGTTATGAACCATTCTAAAAACTCTTTTAGAGAAACAGGTCTATCAGCTAACGCGTACATGGAAACCATTACCAGCTTTAGTGCGTCATTGATTCAGTCGCTTGGTGGAGATACTCAGAAAGCGGCCGAAGTCGGACATAAAGCGGTAGTTGACATGTCTGATAACGCCAACAAAATGGGTACTAACATTCAAGATATTCAGAATGCTTATCAAGGTTTTGCAAAACAAAACTACACGATGTTGGATAACTTGAAACTCGGTTTCGGCGGAACCAAAGAAGAAATGCAACGCTTATTGACGGAAGCCGAAAAAATCAGTGGTATCCATTACAACATTGATTCATTCGCGGACGTTGTTGAAGCGATTCACGTCATGCAAGAATCCATGGGGATAGCCGGAACCACAGCGAAGGAAGCTGCGACAACTATCGAGGGTTCAATCAGCATGTTGAAAGCGTCTTGGACGGACTTGGTGACAGGTATGGCAGATTCTGACCAAGATATCGGACAGTTGGTGAAAAACGTCGCAGATTCGCTCAAAACTGTATTTGATAATGTCATTCCTCGTATTCTACAAGCCTTGCCTCGTATTATCGAAGGATTGTCGCAACTCTTTCAATTAGTCGCTGGTTACTTACCAGAGATTTTACAAACACTATTACCGCCTTTAATTTCAGGCGCTACAGAATTGCTAGGAGCATTATTCAATGCTTTACCAGCAATTTTCAACACGCTATTCAATACGGTTCTTCCGCAAGTTTCGGACGCTTTTATCAAATTCCTAGACAAAGTCTTCTCGCAAGTTCCGCCTGAATTTTCAGGTCTTCAAAAGGCTTACGAGAATATCAAAACGACCATTTCAGAAGTCGCAAGCATGGTTGGAAGCTTCTTTAGCGGTTTCTCTGGAGCTGACGGCAGTACGAATAAAGTCAACGGTCTAAAAGACGCCTTGAAAGGCGTTTCTGATTTCTTGGCAGACGCTACAGGCGGGGTCAAGGACTTTGTGACATGGTTTAAGCAAGGTGGCACGTCTGTAGATGTATTTAAATCTGCTATTGTTGGCGCTACAGGCGCTTGGACGGCTTACAAGGTTGTTACTGGTGTTATCAAAGGTATCGAAACAGCTAGAAACGTTGTTTTAGGTGTTTCAAACGGTTTGATGATTGCTCGTGCTGTTCGAACTGGTGCATTGACGGCGGCAGAAGGAGCTCACGCAGCCGCTACCGTTGCAGGTACTGGAGCGATGGCCGCATTTAACGCAGTCATGGCTATTAATCCATTCACAATCCTGATTGTAGCGATTGGCGCAGCAGTAGCAGGACTTGTTTGGTTCTTTAGTCAAACTGAAACCGGCAAAAAAATGTGGTCCGACTTTACGAAGTGGCTTGGTGAGACATGGCAGTCACTTGTATCGAGCGCTAGTCAAATCTGGCAGAACTTGACTGAGTTCTTTAGCAATCTCTGGAGCGGAATCAAGAGCGGCGTCTCTAGCGCTTGGGAAGGTGTCAAAAGCGCTTTGACTACAGCTTGGAATTCGATTGTAAGTGCAGCGCAAGGAATCTGGAATGGTTTAGTAGCGTTCTTTGATATCTTATGGACAAGCATAGGGGTTATTTTCCAAGTTGCGTGGTTGGCGATTTATACACCTTTACGAACTGCTTGGGAAGTGTTCTGGGCGTTTACACAAGGTTTCTGGCAAGGTCTAGCTTATTTCTTCTCTGACCTTTGGGAAGGAATTAAATCAGTAGCTACTACAGTCTGGAACACTATCGTTTCAGGGATTACAGCTATCTGGAACGGAATTGTTTCGGTTGCTAGCGCTGTTTTTGCTCCTTTGGGAGCTTTCTTTAGCGCTCTTTGGAACGGGATTGTAACCGCTGCTCAAACTTACTGGAACACTCTTGTTACTTTCTATTCAACGCTATGGAATGGGATTGTAACGCTAGCGACTACGGTCTTTGGTACTTTGAGTACATTCTTTAGTACAGTCTGGACCGGAATCGTAACAGTTGCCACAACGGTATGGACGGCGTTAAGTACTTTCTTCAGTAGTCTCTGGAGTGGTATCAGCTCAGTAGCTACAAGCGTTTGGAGTTCTATTTCTTCATTCTTATCTGGAGTTTGGAACGGAATTTCATCAACAGCTTCAAGCGTGTTCAATGGTATCAGGAACACAGTATCAAACGCGTTCAATAGTATTAGTGGCGTAGCTTCGTCTGTTTGGAACGGTGTCAAGAGCACTATCACAAATGCAATCAACGGAGCAAGAGACGCAGTCAGAAATGCAATCGAAGCTATCAAAGGATTCTTTAACTTTAAGATTTCATGGCCGCATATTCCTACACCACATTTCAATGTGTCCGGTTCTGCTAATCCGCTTGATTGGATAAAAAATCCTTCTTCCAAGCCGAAATTTGACGTTCAGTTTTATAAAGCTGGTGGGATTATGACTAGCCCTACCCTTTTTGGAATAAACGGCAACAATGCTATGGTTGGCGGAGAAGCTGGCGACGAAGCAATTCTTCCGCTTAACGATAAGACCTTGGCCGGAATTGGTAAAGGAATTGTTGACGCAACAGGCGGAGAATCTGAAAGCGTCGAAGTACTTCATCTAATCCTTGGAGTACTTGAAGAAATTCTTGATAAAGACCTAGACGTCTACATTGATAGTGACACGCTGGTTAGCAAGACTTATCGCAAATACCAAGCTAAAATCGCAGCGTCTGACGCTCGTAATTTAAGATTGAGAGGGGGATAATGCTTGGAGAAAATTTTAAAAACTATGTCCTACAACGGCGTAGACCTTGAGCCTTATCTCACGGTTTTAAAGGTCTATCGTCCGGGGACGGCTGACATTACTAACGAAACAAGGCAGGTCGCAACTCGTGGCCTGTCTTTTAAACGTCAGCGAAGAGGCGGGAAGACAATCAAAGTCGATATTTTTATCGCCGGAAATGTCTTGGAAACGATTGATATTTTGAACGATATCTTTGCTGATTATCCGGCTAAATTGGTCTTTAGCGACCAACCAGACCGCTACTATTTAGCGACACTTAGCAAGTTTCCTGAACCGTCAAGCTCGGTCAGAGAAGCGGAGTTAACACTGGAGTTTGAGTCATTCGATGGGGTGGCTCACAGTGTTGCTTATAAACGCTTTGATAATCCTAAAGTCGAGGGCGACAGGCTTGTTTTTGAGGTCGAAAACAAAGGGAACGAGACCGCACTACCGATAATCCGACTCAAATCTAACAGCGATAACGGCTATTATGGTCTTGTTAGCGATTCAGGCGTCATGGCCGTCGGAAACAAGGAAGAAATGGACGGGAAAACCGTTGAGAAGTCTGTTATCGAATTCGATTATCGAGACGATAAGATTTTAACCGGTTTTGAAAAAGGGGCTAAGAATCAGGCTATATCAAACGTAGCCGAGAACCTAACAGGGACGCTTGGCACGTTGCGTTTTAATGGGCGTAATTTTGTTTATTTGCAGAATTATTCGCAGCAAGGTGTCAATAGTTCAGGAAGCCTTACGTTTCCTATTACGAATAGCACAACCTACGACTATATTTGGTGGCGTCAGCTATTTTGGAGTGGTCCGGACCAGCTAGATAATCAATACGGCTTTATTAAAATTATTGCCACTGATGAAGAAGGCACGTTCTTATATGGCGTTGAGACATTTAAGCGAGCTCGCGGCCTTGATTGTGAATACAACTTCCTTGGCGCTGATGGTCACGGCGGTTTCAAGACTTTGAAAAGCATTAAGTTTTGGGATACGCAGTATGACAAAGAGAATCCGTTCAATGAGCCGCGAGGTTTCTCGGACATTTTGAGGAAAGATGACGTCGTTGACTTCTACTGGTGGGGTGGGCGTAATCCGTTCACGATACCAGCGATTAAAGGCAAGAAAACAGCGAACGTCCATATCATTATGGGCGGTTTTTCAGGAAGAACGCTGGTAACTCGTATGTACGTCAGTGACTTTCTTTTTCAAGCTAACAAAGTGCCGACGTGGGAAGATATTCCGAATCGGTACACGATGGGAAGTACTGTTGAAATCAATAGCGAGAACCGGACTATTTTAGTTAGTGGGATTCAAAGTGCCAAAGAAATGATTGACGGCGGAGACTTCTTGAAAATACCAAAAGGGCGAAGCAAGATTGCGATTTCGACGTCTAGCTGGTGCGAGCTGAAGCCAACAGCAACAATCGAATTTGAGGAGAGGTGGAGCTAATGCTATTAAGCATTTTAGACCATAACCTTGAGCGTGTCGGATTTTTAGACAATGAAGACAATGCTAAAGGTCTTGTTTTTTATAACGATATGTGGTCGCGCTACCTTGAAACAGGTTCCGCGACTTTTGATTTTACGGTTGACAAAAAGAACCTTGATTTAGATACACACAACAGACGTGTCTATCAAACGCTTAACGAGCGTTCTTTTGTTTCGTTTCACGACAACGGCCGTGCTTACCTGTTTAACATCATGAAAACAGTTGAAGACGAAGACGCAATCACTTGTTATTGCGAGAACCTGAATCTTGAACTACTGAACGAATATGCAAATCCTTACAAGGCGGACCAAGCATACAGCTTTGAAGAATATTGCAAAAAGCTTGATTTGCTTGATTTTGCCGCTTTAAAACTCGGAATCAACGAAGTATCCGACCAGAAAAGAACCATTGAATGGACTGGGCAAGATACTAAATTAAAACGTTTGATTTCGTTAGCAAACAACTTTGACGCTGAAATTGCGTTTGAAACTTACTTGAACGACGATAGCTCTTTGAAAGTGTTTCGTCTGAATGTCTTTAAAGAGCACGATGACAAGCACCAAGGTGTCGGCGTAAGACGTGACGACATTATTTTGAATTATGACCAAAATATCGAAAAAATCACTCGTACGGTCGATAAAACGCCAATCTTTAATATGATTCACCCGACCGGAAGCGACAAGACTATCACGCGTCAAGTCACTAAAACTAGGACGGTTTACAAGACCGTTACGGTCTCTGGTGGTGGCGCAGGAAATACAGAGAACGCTCTACGAAACATCGAAAGTCGTAAAGGTCAACGAGTCGGAACTGGCCAATGTTATTCACTATCCGCCTTGTATTCTGCTTTGCTAGGTGGTCCCGGTCTTGGAGCTGGTGTCACTGGAATCAGTGGGCGAATCGGTGCAGGGATAGCCGCTTCGAATATTGGTACGGATTATCGTTGGGGCGCCTTTGGTTGGGCCGTTGTCGGAAACGAGGTTTCTAACGCAAAAGCCGGCGCTATCGTCAATATTAGAGCTAACTATGGTTCGCCTTTCTGGACTGGACCATACGGCCATACAGCGATTATTAAATCGGTCAGCGGCTCTACTATCACCGTTTTGGAACAAAACTACGCCGGTCGCATGTATGTAGTCGAAAATAGCTACAATCTAGGCGCTTATATGGCTGGTGTTCAGACAGTTTGTTTTCCGCCTGAAATCGCAGCAGGTAAGACGGTAGGCGGTCAAGCAGTCACTAAGCAGGTTCCCGTACAAGAAAAGTATACAGAGAACGTCAAAGAGACTGTTAAGACGGTTATTCCATCTAATAAGTATAAGGAATACAAGAACGACGCGGGAGAAGTTGAATTTTACGTCAAAGACGGAAGTATCTATGCTCCTATTTCCGCCAAGCTTTATCCGTCGGTTTTGTCTGGTAAAGAAATCGGCGATAACTGGATTAGGAAAGACGCGTCAATTGAAACGACTGACGAGAACGTCTTAGAAGCTAATGCTTTGAAAATGCTACGCGCTGGGTGCTATCCAATGATTACATACGACGTCAAAGGAGACGCCGATTTAGAGCCGGGAGATACGGTCAAAGTACATGATGACCAATTCTACACGGTTTTACTTTTGGAAATGAGAGCTTCAGAGGTTCACCGAAGCTTTTCAGACCCAGACCAAGGCCATTCGGTCTTCACTAACTTTAAAGTCCTTGAAAATCAGCTTCCTAGCGACTTGCTATCTCGTATGGAAGAAATGGCAGACGCCAAAGCACCTTACACAATCCGCTTATCGAGTGATAACGGTACGGCGTTTAAGAACAATGAGGGTGAGACGCTTTTTAAAGCCGACCTTTATAAGGGCGAGAAACTTGTCGCCACCGACGTCTCATGGCGCTGGGCGCTTGACGGCGTGGTAACAGTCGGTATGCAGTACTTAGTCAAAGCCAAAGACATAGACGAGACAGCAGTGCTAACCGTCGCTGGTTATGTCGGAAATACGGAAGTAGCCACGACGGAAATCACGTTGGCAAATCTAGTTGAGCAAATCGAGCTCAAAGTCATGACGTCAAACGGGAACACGTTCAAGAACGGCGTCATAGCAAGCACGCTGACAGCTACTTTGTGGCGTGGAAACAAGGAAATTGACAAGGACGGAACAGAGTTTAGTTACATCTGGACCAAAATGAATGACGATGAGACACCAGACGAACACTGGAACGCTGACCATTCATATTCACAAAAATCAATAAGAATCACGCAGGAAGACGTGTTCAGGCGAGCCACATTTTCTTGCGAAATCGAGTATATAGGCAAACAAGTTTAAGGAAAAAGAAAAAAGGAGAATTAAATTATGGGAATTATCGCAGCAGGTCAAATTACAGTCGTAGACCTATCAGACGCACCCGTTTTGAATGCGTTTATTACAGCTAGCAAACCAACGACACAAGTTTATAGTCAAACCTCAGGCGGTTACAATCCGTCTTATGCGTCAAGCGCTCAAACGTTGACGCTTAACCTCACTAAAGCAGGGTCAACGGCTAGTATTTTAGGCGGTATTAGTGGTCTACGTTGGTACGTCGTTGATGGCTCTACTAAAACGGAAATTACATCAAAAACTAATACAGATAATCAATATATTTCAGGTTCACACAATGAAAATTTGACAACTAAAGTCAATATCAATCCTGATAAAGGTTCTAAACGTTTTGAAGCAAGCGGAACTTGGAAAGACGATACATCAGGTTTAGACGTGCAATTTCATGCGCAAATTGATTTGTTCGTAACATCAATCGGTAAAGAGTCTCAAATCCTAAACGTATACGCAGGAAACGGGAACACGTTCCGCAACAACTTGCCAGCAAGTCTTACAGTCAACGCAGACCTTTATCGTGGCAACGTTTTGACAAACGATAACAAGCAATTTAAGTTTTTCTACCAAGATACAACTGTAACAAGCGATAAAGCCCCTGGTTACGACGCCGATGGTGGTATCGGTTGGCACCTATGCTCTAGCACTACTACAGGTCAAACGCCAAACGTCGCACCCGGTACGAACACAACGGGTCAAGGCGTGCTTACAGTCACACCAGAAGTAGTTACTAATGCGCAAACATTCAAAGTTGTATGTACTAACAAGACAGGTGGACTTAATAACCAAAAAACTACAGGTCTATGTACTTTGGTCGATATGTCAGACCCAATCAGTCTACATCTAGAATCTAGCGCAGGAAACATCTTTAAAAACGGTCAAGGTTCAACGGTGATGAAAGCACGTCTTTTCCGAAACGGTGAAGAGCTTGACGTTGACGGCTCAGACAAGACTAAAACTTACAAGTGGGCAAAATACAACAAAAACGGCGTTATGGACACTAATTTTGGCGGTTCGGGCAATGCTTATAAGACTGGTAAATCAATCACTGTTAACGCCAGCGAAATCAGTGCTAAAGCCGATTTCAAGTGCGAAGTTTGGGAATAACAGAGAGGAGAAACAAACATGATTAGAGCAGACGTAGCAATTGCCGAACAGCGTCAAATCATTGACGTGCCTGTTGAAACTAAATCCGAAGCTATTCGTGTGCTTTGGAACACATATGGACCAGCGATTGACATTAAACGCTGGGTCGAAGATGAACAGGAAGAGGTAAAAGATGACCAAGTTGATAGCAACGAGTCAGATGACTCTGGTGAACCTAGCGGAGAAGGCGATTGACCGAACTGAGGTAACATTTTGGCACGGCTTGTCAGCAACTAAGCACCCGCTAGGGGTTTATGATTGCGGTGGTCGTGACCACTCTTGGGCAAATGAATTTAACGTAACCAGCGGTAAGACGTACACGGTGCGTGTGATTGCCAAACAGACAAAGGGTTCAATTCGTCTTGCAGGTGGAATCTGGTATACAGCTATGACGTCAGGACACGCATATGACTCATACGCACCTTTTACTTTGGTCGGTGAAACTAGTGAGGACGGTCTAGGTATATACGAGCGGAAGCTTGTTGTAGCAAGCGGTAAAACCAAAGCGAAAATATATATTCAGCTTGAGCAAACTGCAGGCGGTGGTTATTCAACGGCTTGGCGTATATATGATGGACAGGTTTTTGACGAAAATGGTCAACCACTTGTCACTGACCAAAATAATTTTGGTGCTTTAACAAGCCCCATGGCAGCCCCTGATGGCACGTACATCTGGAAGCGTACTATCACATACTACACTGACGGTACGAATAGTACTGTCTGGGAATATAGCGGAGTTGGAAGCAAGGGCACGGACGGCACGAACGGTCAAACCTCGCACGTACACTTTGCGTTTGCTGATAACGCTACTGGTGGCGGATTTAGCTTGACTACACCTAAGGCTTACATGGGTTGGTACGCTGATTTTAACGAGACAGCAAGCAATGACCCGACTAAATACAAGTGGGGCAAGTGGAAAGGCGACCAAGGCTTGCCAGGGAAACCGGGTGCTGACGGTAAAACGTCTTATTTTCACATGGCTTACGCAGATTCAGCAGATGGTAAAACTGGTTTTAGTTTTACGGAATCTGGTCAGCAGTATCAAGGCTATTACACTGATTTCACGCAAACAAGCAGCACAGACCCAACGAAGTATACGTGGATGGATAGACGAGCTGGTGTCGAGGTTGGTGGGGTGAACTTGCTACGTAATTCGAAATCTTTCACAGGTTCGAATATTAGTGGCTCAGCTAAATTATTAACTGAAACTTACAACGGTTGTGCTGTTAGGTATTTAAAAACCTCGGCTTGGGGCGAAATTGCTCAGTTTAGCAAATGCGTAGTACCTGAAGTGAATAGTACTTATGTTGCTAGCTTTTGGGCTAAAGGGAATGGTAAAATCAGAGCTTATTTTTATGGTGACCCAAACTATTTACCTGTGCTAAGCGGAATTTCAAATCAAAATGCAGTTACATCGGCAGGTGATGGTGCTATTGATTTTACTGTAACAGAAGAATGGAAACGTTATTGGGTTACGTATAAGTTAAAATCTAGTTTTCCAACAACCGATACGACTGTAGCTAAACATTTTCTTCTCAGACACTTAAGTAGTACTGCTGAAGAAGAGTTTTGGGTTGCTGGTTACAAGCTAGAGGAAGGCAATGTTCCAACACCCTATACCCGCAATCCTGATGATATCCAATCTGACATTGACTCAAAAGCAGACCAAGCGTTGACACAGCAGCAATTGAACGCTTTGGCGGAACAGAACAGCATTGTTAAAGCTGAAATGGAAGCTAAGGCAAGCATTGACACGGTCAATCAGTGGATTACAGCTTATCAAAACTACGTTAACGCTAATGATGAAGCTAAGGCAGAATCTGAGCGCAATTTGCAAGAGGCGTCAGCTCGTATTTTGCAATTAAAGACAGATGTTGGAACATTGAGACAGCAATGGGACTTTATCGATACATACATGACCGTCCAAAATGAGGGCTTGATAATCGGTAAGTCTGATGGTTCGGCTTATGCCAAGTTTGCCAACGACCGCATTAGTCTGTTTTCGGGTAGTAGCGAAGTCATGTATATCTCGCAAGGTGTTTTGCGAATTGAAAACGGTATTTTTACCAAAACAATTCAAATCGGGCGTTTCCGTTTTGAAACACACCCAGCAGACCAAGACATGCTGGTATTAAGGTATTTAGGAGGTTGATAAGTAAATGGCAACAGCTACATTTAGCGGTCAATATGGGCACAATATGACGCTGGAAGTGTGGTCTGGTTGGAATAGGCAAGACGTAGCTAACAATAGGTCAACAGTTAACGTACAAGCACGTCTTATCACGAATGGATATGCAAGTATGTGGGGTGTCACGGCTGATTTGACTATTACAATTAACGGTGGTTCGGCGATTGAGCACCCCGGTATTAACATTGGCACAGGGTCAAGTCAGTTGATTTTTGCTCATGATTATGTTGTTGGTCATAATAACGATGGTAGTAAAACAGTTGGTATTAAGATTTCGGTTAGTCTTAATACAGGTGGATATGGTAGTTCAATGGTTGCATTCGACCTTAAATTACCAAATATTCCGCGAGCGAGTTCAGGCAGCGTCACATCTGGCGACTTAGGGACACCGGTCAAGATTTCAATTGACCGCAAAGTTAGTGCGTTTAAACACACTTTAAGATACGACTGGAACGGTGTTACAGGAACAATAGCAAGCAATGTTGATACATCTTATTCGTGGACATTGCCAATGAGTTTTGCGGATAAAATTCCAAACGCAACATCTTCTTGGGGACGTGTTTTTATTGACACTTATAACGGTTCTACAAAAATTGGTACAAAGGAAGCTACATTTACAGGTAACGTCCCAGCAAGCGTCAAACCAACCTTAGGCAGTATTAGCTTATCTGACAGCAACACGACTGTATCTAATCTGATAAACACGTCAAATACATTCGTGCAGGTCTTGTCTAATATCAAAGTCGCCTTTAATAATGCTAGCGGTGCTTACAGCTCTACTATTTCCAATTATCACGCTGAAATTGTTGATAGGAACATGACCACGACGTCAAACGGCGGAGCGCTTGGAATTATGAGTTTTAGTGGTTCGGCAACGATTAGAGCGACGGTGACAGACAGCCGAGGACGCACGTCCGAACCTGTAGAAGTAGAAGTCAACGTATTGCCGTATTTTACGCCACAGCTAAGCTTTACAGCACAGCGCAGTGGTTCAGCAGGCACAACTATCACCGTTACCAGAAACGCCAAAATTGCGCCTTTAACAGTTGGTGACACACAAAAGAACACGATGAAGCTCACGTTTAAATACAAGCGTCATTCTCAGACAGATGACGAGTTCACGGCTGATACTGGTAGCGCAGGCGGAACATGGACAACGGTCAGCGAGTTGGTTAACTCACAAGCGAATCTGGACGCAGTGTTTAACGCTCTAACGACTTACGATATTGTCGGCAAAATCGAAGACAGCTTTACCAGCTATGATTTTAGCGCCACAGTCGGAACGGAGAAGTTCCCGCTAGCCGTCCGACCAGACGGGGTTGGGCTTGGTAAGGTTCCTGAAACTGCTAACGCAGTAGACAGCGATTGGCAGTATTACTTTAACAACAAGCCTATTCAGCACTATCAGTTAACTAAAAACGATGGTACAGCTATCATGTTAACGGACGGTAGTGATTTAAATGATGTCACTAGCCCGGGATGTTACAATGGCAGCAATCTATTACACGCTCCCGCAAATGGCTGGAATTATATTCGTGTAACCAAACACACGAATAATAATGGTTATGTTTTACAAGAAGCTATCGCTTTTTATGGGAATGTTTCAGCTTATCGTGTTCAAACCAACAAAACTTGGGGCTCTTGGCAATATTATGCTGTTCAAAACAAAGTCGCCGAATTCACAGCGGTCAATCAGACTAAGGTTTACAGAGCTACACTAGCTGGTCCGTATGGATTAAGCGCTCAGGCGACTCGTTGCGGTAATATTGTTAACTTATCTATCAATTGCAATTATCAATATCAACACACTGTCTCTGGAACGGCGAATGAAACTATACCTGTAGGTTGGAAACCAACAACGGCTCAAATCATAACACTCACAGGTCACGCTGGAGGTGGGACTGGTACGGAGAACTGGACCGATAGTTTTGCGGATTTACATTACGAAACAGATGGCAAAATTAACTTTACTATCAAAACCAAAGCTAAACCGTTAGCAATGATGGGCTCTATTACATGGATTACCACGGACCCATTTCCAAGTTAGAAAGGAGAAAACATGAAACTAAAATTTGGTTCAAAATCACAGGAATTTGAGACAGACGGCACGGTTAAAGGTACGAAAGTAACCTTGACTAATGATGACGGTGCATTTTATCACGTCATGCTCCCAGCTGACAAAATCAGCTTATCTAATACAGAGCTGGAAGAGCTAGCGCTGGAAGTCGTGTATCAGGAGAATTTTCCACGACGTGCCGAAAACGAAAAATTCAACGAAATTGGCGAGAAAATCGCAAAATACGATGAAATGATTGAGAAAATGCAAAAAGCCATTGACGACTCAGAGAAGATGACAAAGTTAGCAACAGCTACGCTAAACGACTTAATCAATCATATGTATGCTGATGAGGAAGCAGCAGATGAAACTGTTACAGAAAATTAAAAAGATTATTTTAGGGGGAAGAACAATGATGATTAATTACTTTGCAATGCAGATTGAACTAGGCTGGATTACTATTGAGACCGTTCCAAAACGTTTCCGTAAACAAGTGCAAGAACTTGTAGACTTGTCTCACGCAGGCTTGCAAGAAGACGAAGACGCCGAATAAGGCTTAGATAGCGTGGGTCTATGGTGGGTCAAGATGTAATACACGAAGCAATGCAAGCGACTTGGACTATTGATAAAGTTGGCGGAATCCTAGCAACGGCAATTATTGTTGTCATTTTGATTTTAATCAGCGGTATGCTATGGGTTACTAAGAAATTAGTCACTGGTTTCCAAGAAACGAATAAAGAGCTACTAGCGTCTAACAACCGTATAGCGACGGAGAACCAGCAACAAATGGCTAGATTGACCGAGGCAGTCAATAGCCTATCGCTGGAAACACGCAAGGACATATCAGTCCTACAAGATAAAGTTGACGGTCTGGAAGACGTAGTAAGGAGCCAAATAATTTAACGTGCGCAGCAATGCGCAGTTATGCGCAGAAGGGAGAAGAACATGAATGATGTGATTGTACAAGCAGCTATGCTTATTTTGACAGGTTTAGCTGGTTTTATCGTTAAAACCGTAAAAGACTATCTTTACAAAGAAGGCGGTGAGAAAGCGCTCAAAATCGTTGAAATCATCGCAAAGAACGCTGTTAACGCAGTTGAGCAGATTGCTGAAGAGGACACTAAAGGCTATCAAAAACTTAGCGAGGCGAAAGCTAAGGCAAGAAAGAGTCTAGAGGCTCACAATATTTATTTAACAGATAGTCAGCTGGAAATGTTTATCGAGGCAGCAGTAAAAGAAATGAATGACGCTTGGAAGGGAGAAAACAAATGAATACAGATGTTTTAATTAATTGGTTCGAAAGCCGTCGAGGAAAGCTTACTTATTCAATGTATGGCAGTCGTAACGGCTCAGACGGCACAGCAGATTGCTCAGGGTCAATCTCACAAGCTTTAAAAGAGGCTGGAGTAAATATCATCGGATTGCCGTCAACGGTCACTCTAGGCTCACAATTAGCCAAAAACGGCTTTTATCGTGTGTCAAAAAATGAAGATTGGAACGGTCAACGAGGTGACATTATTCTCATGTCATGGGGCGCTGACATGTCACAATCTGGTGGCGCTGGTGGACACGTCGGAGTGTTAGAGGACGCTAACACATTTATCAGTGTTGACTACTGGACTGGCGGGCAAGCAGGAACAGCAGTGTCATCTCACAATTGGGACCAATATTATGCAATCGAAAAACCAGCCTATATCGAGGCTTGGCGCTTTAGCGGGTCAACAGCTACACAACCTAATACGGTTGTTTCTGGCGGTCGTAAACCAGACAGCAAAGCTTACTATCTAGCCAATCAGGTAGCATTCGTTAACGGTATCTACCAAATCAAATGCGACTATTTAGCGCCTGTTGGTTTTGACTGGGTTAACTGATTTTCGGCTCAGTATAAACTAAGTGAACGCAAACAAAGCGGTGTCATGTAAAAACATGGCTAACGGTGGACACCCAGAACGGGCAATACCGTGCCAAGTCTGGTATAATAGTATCAGAAAGGTGTAACGACTATCCCTTTAGGGAGTACGCTCACTATTTGTACGTGAGTGGAAGCACTTAGACTTTAGAAAGATGGTGTCATAAGATGAGTAAAACCAAACATGGCGTTTGCGCCAATTGTCATACAATATTTGAAATTTCTAAAAAGCAAAGAGAAAAAATCAAAAAAGGCAAATCGGTTTTTTGTTCCGAAACTTGCGCTTTAGAAAAATACGGCAAAACTAAAATTACTATTTCTAAAATTCCTTGTTGTCGATGTGGTAAGATGTTTACTCCTACATATTCGCAATACAAACGCTATAAGTATAATAATTATGTTTCTAATTCATTTTGTTCAAATGAATGTAGATGGAAAAAAGAATATCCTTACAAATATCACAACGATTATGTTAGTGTTTTTGTGGATGGAAAAGAAATTTTGCTTGATGTTGATGTTTTTGAAAAATATAGTAAGACCCTATATGTTCAAAAGGACAAAAGAAATAATTACTATTCTGTTTATGTGTACGAAGAAGGTAAAAAGAGACTTCCAAGATGGATTATGTCTGTTACAGATAAAAACCAAAGTATTGACCATATAAACGGTAATACCTTAGACAACAGAAGAAGTAATTTAAGAGTGGTAAGTCATCAAGAAAACATGATGAACAAAACAACTTATAAAAACAACACTTCTAAAATCAAAGGTGTTAACTTAAATAAAAAAGGTTTGTGGGTTGCTAGAATTCAAGTTGGAAATCAACGAATTTTCCTAGGTTCATCTAAAGATAAATCAGTAGCGGAAAAATTAAGGATTGAAGCAGAAAAGAAGTATTTTGGTAAGTATGACAGAAAATATCTAAAGTAAGATATAGTCTAATCCCACTAGGAATAGTGGGTAGTAATGAGAAAACGGAATCCCAGTAGGTCTGGTAAACTGGGTAGATGAAAATGGCAACAACTTGCCTGACGGTCAAGACAAGGATTTCAAAGCTGGTATGTACTTCTCATTTGAGATTGACGAGGCACACATTACAGACACTGGCGAAGGTGGCTACTATGGCGGTTACTATTGGCGTAAGTTTGAATTTGGACAATTCGGCACTGTATGGCTATCTTGTCGAGATAAAGACGACTTGGTCAACTATTACAAGTAAATTTGATATAATTAAATAAGCGAATACTTTAACACCCCTAGCCTTTGATGGCTGGGGGCTTTTTTGGTATAATAGACATGTAAGTACGAGGGTCTTACTTATAATATCTGGCGGATAGTGGGCTGACGAGCGCACGTTAAAACAAGAACGGCAGAACTTCTTTGCAGGGCTAGCGCGAGCTAGTCCTTTTTTGTTTTCCAAATTACCCCAGCAGCACCCAGAAAGCCTATAACAGCAACGTTTGTTTTATTTTCCGTTATAACCACAATAATAAAAAAAGTCCGTTTCAACGGACTAAAAAATATCAAAAAAAGTTTATAAAAAGTGTTGACTACTGCATTGTAATGTAGTATAATATAATCAAGATAAGGAAAGGGGGTGAAACAAATGAATCATTTAGATGAATGGATTGCAAGAGCAGCAGCTGTTTCTGGAATTGCAATTGCGGTATCTAAAGAGGTTCGTGCTTGGTATATAGCTAAGAAAGAACCAAAAGAAAAAGCGAAAATCGCTCCAAAATACCCGACTAGGAAACGATAATCGCTGAATAATTGGTAAAGAGGGCGAAAAGCTCTCCTTGCCTTTATTATATGATATGAAAGGGCAAAAATCAAATGAAATTAATTTATATAGTTGCAATGCTAGCAGTTTTCATCGCATTGTACGCAGGAGATAAAAAATGACTATTGCTGATTTAAACAAAATAAAAAAACTGTTGGAGACAACAACAGCTTATAAAATTTCAAAGGCTACTGGAATTGGTGAAACTACCATCAGCCGTTGGACAACTGGGAAAACACCGCTTGAAAAAATGAGCTTTAAAAATGCTATTAAGCTTACACAATATGCAAATGAACGTGAGGGAAAAATAATGAACGCTAAAGAATTACTTGAACAAATTAAGAACAACGAAGTACAATATGCAATCGTAGATGATAAAGGCGCAGCATACTGCAATAGCGACACAGACAACGTTATGGATATTTATGGTTTAACTGATGAAGAAAACGGTCATTTCTACGGCGTATATGGTGACGCTGTAGATGGTCAAATTGATAGTCGAAATGCTTCTGATGAAGTAATTTTACAAGCTATTGAATTCATGCTAACGCTTGGTAAAGCTGTTAGACGTTCTGATTTAAACTTTTCAGATTTCAAACGTACTTACTATTACGCTTCCGACAACGGTGTCTTTGAAGTAAAAATGTCAAAACGTGTCAATAAGGAATATCAAAAATGGCTTGAAAAACACAATGAAAATTTAGTTGGAGCAATCGTTGAACACACAGCTTTCGGAAAAGGTAAAATCACAAAAGTTGAAAATATTGATGGCGCTGAACTTGCCACAATTTACGTCGATTTTGAAAATAAAGGCAACAAGCGATTAGCTTTAGCTGCTCTTATCGAAAACGACTTAATAAAAGTTTTGTAATAAAAAAAGGCGGTCTGATGACCGTCTTTTTTGCTATAGTTTTAATAGAGTATTTTAGTTTCCTGTATTTGGTTACATGGAAAATCTAGAATTTCAAAACCTTTTTCTTTGTAAGTGTCGTAGAGATTTTGAAGTCCCTCGTACTGAGGTGTCAAACCACAACCTGTTGCAGTATTAACAACCAAGAGAACTTTACCTTGGTATTTTGATAGTTGAACGTCAGACCCGTCTTGTGCTTTAACAGTAAAATCGTAAATATTAGTCAT